ATAAATACGGTATTTTTCTTTATCTAAATCATCTTTTGGATCTGAAAATTTAATTAATGGCATTTCAGGAACCGTAATGGTTTCCCAAGAGGAATACAAGGGTTCTTCATTATCTATAACCTCTACTGGTTGTGGGCTAAAATCAGTCTATTGAGTTTCTAATGTACCAATTTCTGCCCATATTATAGTTGATATAACTAATAATATTATTCCGTAGCTTTTATAAATTCTTCGCATCCTGTTTCCAATTCACTTGTACATACTATAACATCTTTATCACTGGCCATGCCCATTATATCTTTGACCTTTTCTATCTTAGTTTCAAATATTGAACATCCGCTAGTGCTAATTAGGACAACAACTCCTAATAAAATTGCTAGTGTTGCTTTCATTGATTTTTTCATTACTGTATCTCCATGTCTACAGCATCATTATACAAACTGTTCATCAGCGTCTTGAGTTTATCTTTATCAAGATCTGTGTGCACACCATCTATATAACTTGCCATTAAGTCGGTTGTATTTTCTATATCTTCTATATTGGTAAGAACATTCTCACCTAAGAATTCAGAGAAGTTTTCAGCTATCTTTAGATCATGTGTATCTAGCTCTGATATTCGTTCAATAAACTTGTCAAACATGAAGGGATTCGACTTATTCCCTACAATTACTTTAACAAATTTGCCTGTACATATATTTATATCAAAATTACTGTAGTCTTGTACAGTATCATCATAATATATTTTTTCAAATAATGTCAATGGATTAGGTATTGCTTCGATTTCTTGGGTATCTGTATCAAATATATGAAAATGTTTCTGATCACCAGCATCTGCCCATGTAAATTCCATTTGAGAACCAAGGTATCTTATATTATCTTGTTGACTTGAGACATGATAATGACCAGACAAACATATATCATAATGTTTGAATGGTTCAACCCCCATACCATTTCCCTTTGGTTGTTTAATACCTCTCATCATTTCAAAACCAGCTAACTCTAAATGAGCCATGATTATACCTTTATTTTTTCTAATGAAGTCCATAGATGTATTATGATTCTCTGAATTAATCCATGGTAATAAATGAACATCTAATCCATCATAATTTAATGTGGAAGGTTTCATTATAATATTAATACATGATGTATAGTAACCTAATAATTCTTTAAGAGAACAAAGATCATTTGTATTCTTATGGAATACGTCATGGTTTCCTGGGATAATATCCATGGTCATACCAGCTTTTTTCATTGGCTCAAGGAAATGTCTTCGATTAGCATTAAGAGCTTTAAAATTTACAAACTTCCTATGATCATAATAATCACCAAGATGTATTATATGATTAATATCATTGGTAAAACAGTACGGGAAGAAGACTTCGTTATAAAATCTTTCTTGAAAGTCTATGAATATTTGTGAAGAATTTCTAACACCACAATGGGTATCATTTAATAATGCTATCTTCATCGTAACTCTTTATTAATTTCTCTAACCTTTTCTAATAAGGTAAGCTTACCTTTGCCTGATGTAACAAATGCACTTGTATCTTTTGGAAAACACATACCACCAAATCCAAATTCTCTATCAGGTCCTGGTACCATCATATGACTTTTCCCAATACGTTCATCCATAGCTACTAACTCTATTAACTCATCAAATCCTTCATCACAATACATATTATATAATTCATTAAAAAATATAACTTTGGTTGCAAGGAAACTATTAATAGTATATTTTGCATAGGCCGCTTTTTTCATAGAAGTAAATCGTACCTTATCTATTTTAATACCTGAATTTATATATATATCATACCAATATCTAGCATTTTCACCACCAAATATAGCAAACTTTTGATTTTTAAATTCTTCTATTGAATCATTTTCAGTCAAAAATTCTGGATTAAATGTTAAAGCAAGATCATCTTCAAGTAACTTAACTAATTCAATTGATATAGTTGACTTAATAAGGATAGGTACTATTGGAGCTACTGAACGTATTTCTCTATGATATTGCTCAATCATCATATCATCACATTCACCCATTGGTCCTTGAGGTGTAGGTAAACATATAATAATACCATCATAAGAACTATAATCTGACCAAAAACCTCTATCTTCTATAGTAAAACCTTTATCTTGGTCTAAGACTTGTACACTATTCTTTCTTTCTAAACCTTCATATACTGCTTTACCTACAACACCAAAGCCAATTATTAATAATTTTTTTTCCATGAGTATATTATATCATAGTTTTATTAAAAGTACATATCTTTATAATATTCTTTAAACCAAACAGTAAACTGTTTAATACCATCTTCAATAGTTATGGTTGGTTGATATCCTAACTTTTGTATTTTTGTAATATCTGCACAAGTTGCTTTAGCATCTGCTGGATGCATAGGTAGATAATTCTTTAATGCTACTCTTCCTAATTCATTTTCTAAGCATTCTATATAATCTATTAACTCATTCTTCTTACCAGATCCAATGTTATATATTTCGTGTTTATTTTCTTGAGGTTGAGTTAATATATTCTCTAATACAAGTTGAATACCTTGCACTATATCATCAACATAAGTAAAGTCTCTTTGCATATCACCATTATTATATACATTAATTTCTTTACCTTGAGATATATTATTAGCAAATAAATTCAATGCCATATCAGGTCTTCCATATGGTCCATAGACTGTAAAAAATCTTAGACCAGCCGAGAGTAGTTTTGAATGTGCGAATTGACATTCATTAACATATTTAGACCAAGCATAAGGATTAGTGTGATGCTCAAATATAGGATAGTCTTCAGCATGAAGAATCCCAGGTGAAACACTTGAGCTTGAAGCATATACTACTGGTATTTCAAATTCTTCACAAACTTTAATAAGTTTTTGAGTGCCTGTAATATTTGTATCAATATATGTTTGAGTATTATCTAAAGAATCTCTTACACCTGCATATGCTGCTAAATGAATTACTGCATCATAATCATATGATAAAGAAAGAGAATATTTATTTAAATGTTGTATATCACGTGTTTCTATATTAATATCATATTCATCTTTTAAAATATTTGCTCTATCACGTTTTAACTTAGAATCATAATAATCATTAAAGTTATCCATACCATATACTGCATAACCTTCAATCGATAATTTCTTAGCTGTATGAAATCCAATGAATCCGGCAATACCGGTGATATATATTTTATGCATAACTCATATGTAATTCTAATCCTTTCTTTTTCTTTTCCTTCTGTTCTTTTTCAAATGACTTAAGTGCATTATCAGTTTCTTTGATTCTGCTTATCTTCTCACGAAGTGTATCAAGGAATGATTGGTCAATAGGGTTATTAATATCAATGCTAGCTATGAAGTCTTCTATGTTAGCTTGCTCCATAAATTTGAATTTGATATCTTGTTGTTTCTTTTCTTTAACGATTCTACGTATAAAAGCAAAGTAAGCTATTTGAGTAAAGTAAGAGAATGCATTAGGCTTACCTGTACGGGTAGATGCATCTATTCGGTAATTATATATTGCTTTAAGACAGTTCTCAACTCCATCCATAACCATTTCATCTCTATATGTATATCGTACGAAGTTTGGCTTATGGGATAGACCTTCACAGATCTTCATAAAGCATATAGCAATATAATCTGGTACTACTGGATTCTTTATTCTATCCTCTTTAGCTTTATTTGCTGCAGTTACATAGTCAACTACCGCATATGAGAAGTCTCTATTATTTACGTAATGGGGTTTATCTCTAGGTTTAATTTTCTCAAGCATAATATATCCTATTAGTTTAAATATATTACTATTATAACATAGTTATGCTAAAAGTACATACTTAAATTGAAAAAGATGAGCCACATCCACATGTTGTTTTAGCATTAGGATTTGACACAGCGAAGCGTGAACCTTGTAGATCTTCTATATAGTCTATTGTTATTCCTTCTAAGTATTGATAGCTCATTGGATCAATATGTAATGCAATACCATTCTTTTCTACTATGGCATCTCCATCTATTATCTTCTCATCTAGCATAAAACCATATGAGAAACCTGAACATCCACCACCTGTAATATAAACACGTAGGTTTTCATCTCCGGTTTTCATACCAGCTACTTTAATTGATGCATTATTTGTGAAGTCTATATTAGCTTGCATATTTATTTTGCAAAAAGTATGTACATTACCCTATTTATATGATATAATAAGAGAGTATCTCTGCGGAGGGACAGTATCTAATGGGTGGTGGCGTTTCCTTTAACCATCTTCATTTGTTCTTCTAATATTTCACTGTCAGACTGAATCTCATCTAAGATAATTCTCATATAGTGTGATTTTATATCATCAGTAACTTCAGATGTTAACATAACATTAAAGTCTTCTAAGATGTGTAATTTTTGAGAGGCGAAGGGTAACCATGGTGACATAACATAATGATTACCATTATCAAGAGTTACCGTCATTGGTTCTTCTATACCAATCAATGCACCACCTGATTCATCATCTAAATCAATTGTATATGCAACAATCGATTCACCTGAAATCAATTTGTATAGTTTGACTGGTATGTCATGAATTTCGTTTGGGAATTTCTTTTCCATACATCTATTTATAATAATTTCACTTCATGTATCTTAAATTTAAACCTTTCTTTAGCGTATATTTTAATCCTCTCAGCACTATGATTAAGGGTATAATTTTTATTAAACTTCCAATGTAGGTCATCAGCTATGTCATATAATACCGTATCCTGATCTGTCTTACGTAATCCTCTACCGATAGATTGAAGTACTCTTATCTGTGACTTACTTGGTGAGGCAAATATAATATTATGGAGGTTAACTATATTAATCCCAGTAGAAAATGTACCATAAGAACATACAAGAATAGCATCCTTCTCGGTCTCTGTTATAGCTCTTATCTCTTCTCGTGTATCAGCTGGGGTCTTACCACTCACATAGAATATTTTTCTATTCTTATCTGCTGCTTCACTAATCATTCTAAATAAAGGTTCACCATGCTTCTCTACATATTGGAACAAGACTAATGTATTACCCTTCTGATCTAATGCTAGGTTCTTAATAAATTTATTCCGCGCGTTATTTCTGACAATCCAATCTACTTCATCCTGATATTTCATCTTACTTACTTCTTTACAATCCTCGTCTTTATGTTTAAGTAATACAATATCAATATTTAGATTAGCAAGATCACCTCTATCCATTAGAGCTTTAGATGTGGTGATGTTCTTATGTGGTCCAAACAAACCTTCAAGGACTAGCTTATGTGTTTGTGTACCATCAAGAGTACCAGTCATTCCAAATCTATATCGAGCCTCAGTACATTTAGTTAGTATACTAGTAAGAGACTTAGCTTTAAAGTTATGTGCCTCATCACCCACAACCATACCGAACTGTTGAAAATATCCTTTTTGCATTTTGTATATAG